CGCGGCTCCATAGGGTGCGCTATCGGCCGTGATGCTGTACCACGAGTTGGTGGCTTGATACCACCGCAGACGGACACCAGCACCGGCCTGCAGCATGGTCGGCAGGCCATGGACCGTCGTCGCCCCGTTTAGGCCGATGGTCAGTGCCGTGATTTGCTGGGTCGTGGTGATGAGGATTTCCGTGCCGTCAGGAACGCCAGTATTGAGCGGCAGCGTGATCGTGCCAGTCGCAAGCGTGCCAGCGGGCTGAAGAATCATCCACTGCTGCTCACTGATGGGCGTCGGGGCGGAGATGCTGAAGCCGGTGGCCGGGGTGTAGAGGTTGACAGCGACGGTCGGGGCCGCGAAGGTCTGCTCAAAGAAGTCGAGCACGGTCGCAAGGCTCGCGCGCCTGGCGTCGCCGTTGACCGTGTTGTAAACCGGGATCTGGTCGCCGGTGGAAAGCTGCGAGACAACCGGAAGTTGGTTGATGGTCGGCATCTCAAAACTCCAGCGGGCCTTCCTGGCCCGAAAGCACCGGATCACTCGGCGCAGGCATGAAAGGATCGTCATAGCGCCACGGCTTTTGACCAGCGCCCATCGGCAGAGTGCGCGGAAACTGCTGCTCAATCGGAAACGCAGCACGGGCCAGCAGCGTGTCATAGGCCTGTTTCGCAGTGGTGCGGGTGTCAAGCGATACGGTCTTGCCGTACTGCGGAGCTAGACGGATGGCCAGGTTCGTGATGATGGCCTCGTTCGCGCTATCAGGAACCTGCGTATCGGTGTCCAGGTCGCTATCCTGCGGGTTTGACGGGAGCGGGTAGCCCAATCGGATACCCCGGGCGTTCCATGTCGCCATCATCGTGTCTAGGCGGCGGAGGCAGGCATCCAGCTGCTGCGGCGACAGGTCGAAGGTGTACGAAGCCATGCCGAGTTCGGCAAAGGCTTCTTCAACGAACTGGCGCTTTGTGTAGCTCATCAGGACATCGCTTCTTGACCGATGATCTGCGCGCTAACGTTGGCAGCCGTTGCGCCAGGGTTTGTCACCGCGATAGTCATGATGTCGGGCCTGTCGCCCCTAATCGTGTTCACCAGAGCCAGCAGGTTGTCGATAGCATTGTCCACGGGGTTATTGGCCGGGACGAACAGGCTATAGACGTTTTCACCGCCAGTGAACGCAGTTGCACTGATGTCACGCTCTGCAAAGCTAAATGCCGAGCCGAGGGTGGACAACGCCACGAAGCTTGCACCCGTCAGCGCAACAGGGCCACCACCAGCGCCAGGCGGTGCAGACATGAAGATTTCGACCAGCACCGGCTGATCCGAGGTCAACTGCAGCCGTCTAGGAAGCATCTGCCCTCGGTTGATGAGTCCGATTTGGTAGGCAATGCCGGCCGTTGGAGCGACAGCCACCGCACCGCCCAGCACGTTGTCAGCGTAGGTGATGGTGTTGTTCGTGTTGGCCGTGATGCGCGCAACTTGGTTCAGGGTAGGCCAGTAGACCATGCGTCCGATCAACGCATTGGCCGTGAACGGCGTTCCAGCTACCGTCATCGTGGTAGTCGTGGGCGTGCCGGTGATCGCGCCACTAGCTTCCGTGAACTCTACAGTGCCCATCGGGCGCCCACGATAGGACAGGACTGGGAACCTGTTAGCACCCGATGCGACACTCCGACGAGGAGCGGCTGAAGACGGGCCGTAGGCGTAGGTAAAGCCTCGCTGATCGTCGACTCGGCCTTCGACCAGCACCGACACCCCATAGTGGAACATGTCGTTTTGCTGTGAGATGGTCGCCGTGTTGCGCTGCTCATACCTGACCGGCAGATTGCCAGTCCGCGACCACGGCACCACCTGACCGACTCGGTTCCCGAATCCGATCTGATGCAGCACAATCGGCTGGCCTTCGATGAAGCATCCGAAGCGAACAGCGCCCGCGCCATACCATGCGTACTCGATCCAGAGCATCTGGATGCGGCCCCAATCAATCTGCGAGATTGCGGCTCGATTTCCGTTCCATTCATTGAGTGGAACCCGCGTATCAACTGGTAGTCCGTTGATATCACTTCTGACAACGACGCCTAGTCCCGTAGGGTTTGACGCGCTAGCGCCCGCGTCCTCAAAGAAAACCCCGTTAGAGTCGTCGAAAAAGCCCACACGCTGCAGATTGCCGGTGATTGCTGGCCCCAACTGGATAGCGGTAGCCATGAACATCGTTTTCCCAGGCTGGTATCGGTGATACGGCCGGGATTGACGGATGGCCACCGCGCCCGAGGTCGTGGGCACGCGCATACGCACGCCGCCCAGGCCGGGAAGGTGCGTCACGGTCCCGCCGTTTGCGGTGAGCGATTCCCACCGCAGCGGCTGGGATCCGTACTCGAAATCCGCCTCGTAGATGTTCTGATGCAGCGATACCTTCAGGCGGCCGACTGCATCGCGCAGCCGGTCGGAAAGAACCATCGCCTGCTGCTCTGCAAACGTTCCGTCTTGCAGGTCAACGAACGTGCGGTTGACTTGTTCCCGGCTCTTGATAATGTCAGGCATGGTTTACTCACTAGCGGCCATGGCCGCATTGATCTTGGCTAGCAGGGTGTCGTCGCTCCACCGCTTATCGACCTTGATGCCCAGCTTCTCGGCCTGCTCCAGCATTTCGTCGCGCGTCTGCGGGTCGTTGTCGGCCACAGTCTCGGGCGGAGCTTCGGCCAAACCCACAGCGACGAGAAACTCTGTATGCCAGCCCTCGGCCAATGCTTCCTCCAAGCGCTCAGGCTCCACGCCCTTGCAATCGTAGGTCTTGCCGGGCGGGCCAAAGTGCGGTCCTGGGGAACGGTAGATCGCGATGTTCACTTCTTGCCCTTCGGCGCTTTGCTAGGCTTGCCGGCTTTTTTGGCAGCAGTGCGAGCCGTGTTCAGTGCAATGGCGACGGCTTGCTTTTGGGGCTTTCCGGCCTTCATCTCTTTCGAGATGTTCTTTGAAATCGACTTTTGCGAATAGCCCTTGGTCAGCGGCATGGCTTGCTCCAAGAAAAACGCGGGCGGCAGCTTGTCACCACCACCCGCGCATGCACTGGTTGCCTATCAACTAAGCCGATAGGTCACGAAGGTAGCCGCAGCGGTCTTGGTCGTGCGGAATCGGCCGCTGGAACTCAGGGCAACGGTCATGTTGCCGACAACCGTGTGCCCAGAAGCAGCCTGCGCCACCGTGAAGGCGTTGGTTGCGCCAGTGTTGATGACGGTGAAGTCCACCGAATCACCAACCGCAAAGCTGCTGGACGCATCCATCACAGCGCCAGTGGGCAGAGTGCCAGTAACCGCAGCCGCCGTCGTCGAGGTGACGATGCCCGACGAAATGAGCGCCCAGCTAAGAGTGCCGCTAGCGTTGAGCGTGCCCGGAGTGGGTTGCACTTGCCACGACAGCCGGTTTTGCGAAACGGCCGGAGACGTGCCGACTTCGTAAAAAGTCTGCACGCCGCCGGACGCTTCGACAGTGACCGTCGTCGCGTTGGTGAACGACCCGAAAACAACCTGCCCGTTGTTGACGGTGCCCAGCAGGACAGATTGATCCGGGTAGTTAGGCGAAGTCGAAACACGACTGACGGTTGCCTGACCTTGGCAGAAGACGGCGATAGAGCCGCCAGCCGGGACCAGGACCGTTGCGATGCCTTGCGGCTGAACGAAGAAAGCCATGGTTGATTCTCCTGATTAGGGCTGGCCGAACATGATGATGCCGGACATCTGCGGCTGCTTGTTGACCACGCCGTACAGCGTATCCAAGCGGTACTTGGTCTTCATGGTGTTGATGTCATACTGCTTCGTCATCACCAGTTCGATGCCCTGGTCCGTAGCAGCCCGCATCACCGCGACACCCGCATCGCTCGGCATCGCATAGCGGCCCGGCAGGATTTCCAGCGAGTCCTTCTGCCAGAACGGGTTCATGTTGCCGGCGGCCGTGTTCAGGAACACGATTGGAGCCGTGGCAGACGGAGCGGTCACAACGCAGTTTTGGTACTGCGCTTCCGAGTCGCTGCCTCCTTGGTTGGAGATGATCGGCGGGCTGATGACCATGGTCGTGCCGGTCGGCACCGAAATGACGCGGAAGGTCTTCAGTTGACCCGTGCTCTGCTTGGTGATGTGATGCACCGCGAAGACGTTGCCGATGGTGAACGAGTCGCCGGGCGCCACGTTGGTCGTGCTCGAAACCGTGATGGTCTGGAAACGATTGTCGAGGTTCGACGTTTCGCCGGTAGCGGCCACCACGGTAGCGCGCGGCACCCAGAAGTTATTCGCCGCCGGGAGCGTGCTAACCTGCAGACCAGCGCCGCCAAGCTGCGCGGCCTTGCGGATGGCGTAGTCAAGCTTGTACGTTTCGAAAGACGCCACGCGGCCGACATAGGCGCGACGCAGGGCGCTGTCGCTGATGTCGTTGCCGAAGCTGCGGGTGTTCTTCGCCAGGTCCGATGCCATGCCGTTGTAATCGCGCGACGAAAGCGCGAGGTAGCGGTCGGTGTCCATGACGCCCTGTTCGTTCATCACCGCTTCGATTTCGGCCACGTCGTCGAAGCCGGACGCAGCGCCAGTGCGCTTCACGAACAGCGTGCCTTGCAGGGCCGCCACGTTCATGATCGCCAAGTTGATGTCGCTAGCGAGCTTTTTCTTGGCAGCGTCACCGAGCCGGCCCTCTTGCAGCGAATCGCGCAGTTCCGTCGCGGACATGATCCACGGCACCGAACGGCTGAAGCCGATGGTCGCGGGGACCGACAACTGCGTGTAGTCGTCGAAGTTCGTCGTCATGTCGGTGCCGCTGTAGGACACCGAGATATAAGGCTGCGGACGCCAGATGGTGTTGTTCGTGCGCTCCATCATCGTCTGGTCAGTGTTGAAGACCGCGACGTTGCGAGACAGCACCAGCGCATCCTGAAAGCCTTCGAGCAGGTTCTCGTAAGCGATGCGCTCTTCCTTGGAAAACGCGTTAGCCATTGTTGGCCCCTTGATGATGAGTTACGGATGACCCCGCCTAGCGGGTTGCCTTCAGTTACTCACGCATCAGAGCCGCGTGGCCGCTCTACAGGTCTGCTCTGCCATTTGTGGCTGGCGAAACCATGCAGACGGGCCGAATATACACCATCCGGCCCGCTTTGCAATACCTAGCGTTGCTTGGCCTTTAGCTGCTGCTTGTAGCGAATAACCGCCGTCATGTCGCCAGTCTTGGCAGCTTGTTCGCGCAGCCTTTCAAGCGTGGCATCGGCAGTCCCGCTAACAGGCGCAGTGCCAACGGGAACGGAACGCTCGGGGGCCGGTGGTTTCGCGCGCGGGACGATCTTCAATTGGCTCTCCAGTTTTGCAACTGCAAACGCAAACCGCACAGGGTCTGCGATAGCTGCCAGTTCCTTGGCTTTCTTCGGATTCTTTCCGAGGGCGTAGACCACCATGGCCGGGTTATCCGCACCATGCAGCATGACTCCCTGCTGCGTTTGGTTGAAAGCCTCCAAGACCACCGCCTCGGCGTCGTCGAAGTCGCGCACCTTGAGTTCAGCCTTGGCTTTGCCGTAGGTGTCTAGCCGGCTTTTCCAGGCCCGCTCGGCTTCTTCCGCTTTGGCCTTCGCCTGCGCCTCGATCTTCGCCTGCTCATCGCGCTGGCGATACCACGCCTCTAGGGATCGCTCATAGCGTTCGGTATCGTAGTCGTGCTGCTCAAGCGTCGGCTTCGGCCCAAGGGTCTGCACCTTTGGCGCCACCTGCTCGCGGGCTTCGTACTCTCGCACCTTGCGCTGAAGTTCTCGGTGCTGCTTGCGAAGGTCGCGCACCCACTCGGGGGCCTTTTCCTGTTCTTCCTCGGCCGGGGTTTCGTCACCGATGGCGACGGTAATTTCCTCCGGCTCCTGTTCTTTCGGCGTCTCTTGCGCCTCTGGCTCTTCGTCCTTCGTCTCTACAGCCTCAGCCTCAGGAGTATCGACTTCCTCTTCCGTGGGCGTGTCTACGTCTTGCATGGGTTTCCTCTCGCGCATTGACGGCTGCGCGGTAGCCGTGGCATCACTTGATGCCGATTTCGCTCAGAGTCTGCGCGGCTCTTGCATCGGACAGGCGGGCGTCAGACTGCGCCTTCTCAGCCTTCGCCAGCGCCTCAGTGGCAGCAGCGCGCATAAGTTCAGCGTTCGGGTCAGGCTGCGCCTGGGCCTGCTGCATGGCCTGCACTTCCTCGTCCGTGGGCTTGAGCACGCCGAGCATCACGAGCTGTTTCCGGAAATGCTCGTTGATATCCGTCAGCCCCTGGCCTTCCATGTTCATCAGCGCTGCCGCCTGCAGGATCTTCTGCGTCTCAGGGTCTTGCGACAGCGCCATCATCTGCGTCAGCGCCCTGACAGTGGCCGCGCGTTTACTGCTGCTGCTGGGTCCGACTTCCACGGCGACGTCGTATTGCGCTTCGGACAGGTCATTCTCGTATTCAATCTCGCCGTCCTCGCCCACAATCGGACGCATGAGTTCTACCGTGCTGGTCTGTCCATGCGCTCCGATGCCCTTCATTTTGCGGCCCGGTTCGACGTAGAGTTCGCGGGCCATGCCGAGCCAAACTTCACCACAGCGTCGGATGGCCTTCGCAAAGTTGGACATATAGATATAGGTCTGCATGTCCAGGCGCTGCTGCACCATCTCGACCGCTTTACCCGACACATTGGCCACGATCTTGTCGCCCTGCTCCTGATTGCCGAGTACATCCTTGATGTCCTGCTCCACGATCTGCAGCAGGGCCGCCATCGCTGGCGGGATTTGCGGGCTCTTGGTGTAGGCAACAGGGCCGCCGGGCTGCTGTGAGCCATCCGGGCCGGTCAGGGGATTGATGAGCAGATACGGGTATTGCTTTACGTTGTCCTCTGCCCACATCATTTGATGCCCGGCGATCTGCTCGGGCAACAGGATCGGCTTTTCCACGCTTGATAGCGCGCTGATTTCCGCCAGCTTGCTGCGCTGCATGTTCGCCAGGCGCTGGGCGTCCTTCGCCAAGCGGACATGGCCCATGCACCGCTCAATGTTGTCCACGAACCACCGCTTGCCATACGTGACGATGATCGGGATATGCCGGCCGGCGACGTATCCGCAGTCCTCAAGCACCTTGGACCCGCTCAGGATGTACTTGCGGACCTTTCGCACCTTGATGCGCTTGTCTCCCACCTGGCGCGAGCCGATGGCCTCAAGCTGGGCGATGGTCTCGTCGTCTAGCTCGCTCTCGCGGTACCGTTCTTCTTCGCCGTCCAAGCCCTGATAGATGCGCACCGTTTCCGAGCGCTCTTCCACTCGGTAATACTCTGCCACGTAGACGACATCTGGCGTAGACCAGTCGAATTCGTGCTGGTGGATTTCCTTCGGCCAGCTAGACGGATCGTCGCCCCATGCCTCGATATAGGCATCGTGCGTCATACTGGTTAGGACGAAGCACCGCTTGGCGTCTCCCTTATCCTGACGCTTGGCCTGCAGGTCGAAAAAGACAGACGAATCCGCGTCAAAGATAGGCTCGATCTTGATGCGCTGCTTTTCGTCCTCGTCGTCTTCCTCGTTTTCGTACACCGCCCTCAAGCGCCACGCCCCGATACCGCCGCCGACGGACTCCTCGAAAGCGTTGTCGTAAGCCTCCTCGGCGCTTGAATCCTGCTCGTCTGCACGATACAGGTCGTCGCACGCATCGGCCAGCGAGTCGTACTCCGCGCCCTCTTTGCTGACAAAATCAACCGTTACCCGGTTCGCCCGGTACTCGGAGAAGATGCGCTGAACCGCTAGGGCGACCTTGTTAACCTCCATCTTCGGCTTGGCCTCAAACTGCGCGCCGAGCGGCCCTTCCCACTGCGCGCCGGCCAAGCTGTAGAACCGGCGATCCTGCAAACACTGCAGCCGCTCATCGCGCACGGCACTCTGGATGGCGTCGAATTCCCGCATAGCCTCGGCGTGAATGCGGGTGAGTCGCTGCTCGGTGGATTCGCGGGCCATTGGTGGATTCCCTATTGCGCGTGGTGGCCGATTATGCTACCGGCTCCAATGGTGCGCCATAGGTAGCGGCGCTGCTGCTACTACCTTGGCCGGTGCGGTCACGGCCGGGAATAGCGCGGTCAGGCCCCAAATAAGCGCGTCGGCACGGTTTGGGCTGCGGCTGCCGGTGAATCCCGCCGTGCTGAAGCCGGATAGTTCGTCCTCAAGCTCCGGGAACATGCCGACGTGGCGGACCTTTCCCTGCTCGTACAGGGCGGAACACGGCTCGGCGCGCACGACCTTGCCCCGGCTTGCGGTCACGGCGCGGAACGGCGTCCGGGGCCTGGCGGTCTCGATCACCTGGCGTACCATGGCCCCGCCGAAGTTGGTTTCGGCCACCACGCAGTCGGCTTTATGGCGATCAAATGCGGTCGTTGCAACCTTGCCCCAGGTCGCCGGGCCTGCCTTTACCGTCAGGTCTTCGAGCACGTAGCAGGCGCCGTCTGTGCCTAGCCCGACGACCACGATGCCGATAGCGTCGTTGTCCGACGCTGCCTCGTCATCCGCCCCGCTCGGGTCAACGGCCACCAAGACACGCACTAGGTCAGGCACGCGGCCATCCAGCACGCGCCAGCGGTCGATATGCTCCTCCGGAAACAAAGCGTTCGGGTTCGCGTCCGAGAATCGCCCCTCAAGAAATCGCGCCCTCATCCTGGCCGGCAGGGATTCCAGCATGCGCAGGTACTCAGGCGATAGGTTCGCGCTGTTGTCGCCGGGGTTGATGCTGAACGCTTCGTAGTCCTCAGGCCGGGGCAGGCCCAGCCGGGTTTCCGGGTCGCGCTTTTCGACAAAGCGCCGATAGGTCCAATGCGTCTTAGACGGCGGATTGCAGTCATAGTACGCACGGAGCCGGAGCGGCTGCGGCTCTGCGCCCTCGACCTGCTGCGTGGCCTTCTGAGCCAGGCGGGTAAGCGCCGTGTCAACGCTGGTCAGCGGAATCTGGCTGCACTCGTTGAAGTACAGCGTAGCGAACTCCTGACCGAGGATCTTCTCCGTGCGGTCTTTGTCGTCCAGGCCGGCAAACCATATCTGACTGCCGCCGGGCAGGCTGGCGTATCCGTCCTGCTGGTGCACCTGATACTCGACACCAGCGAAGGCGGTGCGCATCACCTTTGGGAAGGTGTCCAGAATCACCGATGCCCGCAGATGGTTGTATCGGAAGCGGAAGATCGCATGCCGCGAGTTCGGCGCCTTTAGTGCCCGCATCACCACGTTACGGGTGAGCAGGAACGTCTTACCCGAGCGCGAGCCCCCGAATAGCATGCAGTGCGTCGCCGGCCCTGCCAGCACCCTCTGCGCCTGCTGCTGCCGCTCGGTGAGGGCGAACTTCACAGGCTGCGGTCGTCAGGGCCGGCAACGATCCGCACCGGGCCGCCGCCGTCGCCTACATGCTCCATGCGCGACAGCTTGGGCGCGGCGTACTCGGCCAGCTTGGACAGCAGGTCTAGCGCGCGGGCTGGATCAGGCGGCTTCGAGCCGGCTCCATCGGCTACCTGCTGAAGCCAAACCTGCACGTTGGCGGCGTTGTCTTCGAGTAGCTGGCGGATCGTCTCCCGAAACTCTGCCGTAGCTTTGTTTGGGACGCCCTTACGGTTCCCGCCTCGATATCCACCGCGCGCCGGATTGAATTTGACATTTTTTGTCACTTTGCCAGTGTCGTCGCTCATTCCTGCATTGTCGCCCTTTTGGCTTTTTTTGTCCACAAAGCAAAAAGCCCACTGTCATGTGGCCTTCTGTGCGGGCGGGTTGTCAATGCTGGGCGGACCGGCTTGCGCTTGTCGGTCATGCGCTCAAGCGCTTGAACAGTTCGGACGCGAGAGCGTCCATCGTGCCCGCACCGCGATGCGTAGCCTTGATGAATGCCCACGGGTCGGCGAAGTCGCCAACGATCATCAGCGCCCAATTAAGCGCTTCTTCGTACTGCGCGCGCGACGGAACGAAAGGGGCGGCCTGTTCTTGGGCGCGCTCAACGGCCTCATCAACAAGTGAGGCAAAGGTAACGGCTTTGGTGTAGGTAGCGGCCATGCTGCTCTCCGGTTGGTTGCTGCGCTTCGTGCTGCAGTGACTCCAATGTACGGCAGGCGCTAAACCTTTGGCATCGGGACAAACCCTACCACCGCGCATCTTCTTCCGGCACCTGTCCATGCAGGTATCGGCTCGGCAGCTTGGTGCAAAGGCTGCGCACCACAGTGACGGGCGGCGCCGGGAACGGCCAATTCGGCCGGATCACAGCTATCCGCAGCGTGTCGCGCGTCGCGCCGATTTCGATGCCCTCGTGTCCCCCGGGCAAAAGCCAGCGGTCGCCGTTCATCGGCAAACCTGAAGCCACTCGTACCTGCCGAGGTGCGCTTGGTAAACCTGCATCATGCGGCAACTCGTCGTTCCGATGGGCGGAGTGCGGATCGGCTGGATCGGCTGGATTGACGGCGGAACCATCGGGCAAATCTGCGGCGCGCAGATGACGGGCATGTCCAGAGCAGCGCGGCAAAGCTGCTGCACGGAGCCATTCACGCATCGGCATGTGCACTGTGCGTATGCGCTGGTGCTGGCCAGCAGGGCTAGAGCGATGAGGATACGGCGCATGGTCAATCCTTAGCTTTGAAGGTTTCCAAGATGTTGTCGAGTTTCTCGATCAGGTGCGCGGCGCTGCCAACGTGGCTCCAGTTGATTTCGTCCGGGTTGTAGCCGAGGTTGTCGTCTACCAGCGCGTTCAGCTTTGCAAGGCGCTCGCGGATGTCACCCATGCGCAATTCAAAGTAGCCTTTAGCGGCGGCATTTCTTAAAGCCAAAGCTGCGGCGTGTATGCTCATTTCGTGGCTCCTGTAGTGTTATGGGCGGGTTGTCAGGCGGCGCAGCGGGCCAGCGCGGCGGCGTACAATGGCGACTCCTGGAAAATGCGGGCCACGTCTTCCACGATGTAGTCGCTCATCATTTCGCTGTCGTTGGTTGCGGCCAGCTCTGGGATTTTGCGGAGCGTGGCGCCGTAGTCTTTGGCGTACAAACTGATGCACTCGCGCAGCACGCGGCTGCCGTCAGGCTGCTTCACGAAAATATGGCCCTTGCTGTAGTGAACGCGGGCCTTCGTCGTGCCGTTCGTCACGTAGTGCTTCATGAACTTGACCATTTGCTTGCTCCGGGTTGCGTGTTGCGATGGGGTCTACTGTACGCCTACGCTAAACCTTTGCCATAGGGACAAACCCTATCTCCACCGCCCACGGCCCCCGGCGCTGCTCGTAGACGTAGCGCACTCGCTCGCGGTCCCTGTCGTCTACGCCTAGCCATGCTGCTACGGCGTCGCGCACAGCTTTGAGGCTTCCGGCCAGGTTGTCGTCGTCCAGGCCCTGAGATGGTGCGATGCGGGTCAGGATCACCCGGCACGGTAGCTCCGGCCTCGTCTGGCTTTGCAGCAGCCACGCCGTCGCCTCTTTCTCCGCTTTGACCCTGCGGGCGCGGGCGAAGTGGTGCTCGCGGCTGTTTTGCCCGCGCTCGGT